TTACAAATCAAATGATCGCACAAGCATTGAATGACGCAAAGGGAAATGCGGATACTGCAGTGGAAATATTACTAAATGCAAGCGCAGCACAAAGAGCACCAATGAGCGCAGCATTCAGAGAAACGACAAGCGCAGTAGTACGACCATTTGCTAGAGGTGGTATAATAGAAGCAGCACCAAATCAACAAAAAGCATCAATTCAAGACTTTTTGCAAGCACAAAATGGCACATTACCACGAGTTTTGGGGGGCGGCGTGTGTCCTACATATGACCAAGCATTGCAAGAAATAAAGGAAGGCAAAAAAAATGGACACTGGATATGGTATATTATACCATCGTCACCTGGAAAATCTGATATGTCCAAATTTTTTGGCATCGGACCTGCGAATGTGACTCCTGAACAATATTTGAGCAATCCGACATTGAGTGCACGATATGTAGAGATATTAACAGCAATAGGTGCCAAATTGCAGCAGAGTAACCCATCAAATGTGAACAATTTTTTTGTTGAATTAATGGGATCAAATATTGATTATGAAAAACTAAGGGATTCTCTTTCTACATTTTATAATGTCCTTGTAAGTCAACGTAAAGTTAATGACCAGATATCATCATTGGCACATCAACTAGGAGTGCAATCACCATATGCACCACCATCTGGTCCTCCTCCGCCTGGTCCAAGCGCAGCACCAATACCATCACTATCCCCACAAAGCCCAAGTCCTTTTATACCACCATGTGATGAATACATTAATTTTGAACACCAGATTTCGGATACAACGGAACAACCAGATAAAATTCTAAAAAAAACGTATAACATATCAGTAAATGATGACACTTCATTGAGCATAGCATTGAAATGGGCAGATGCATCACAACAATGCAATGCATTTTATGCTCCATCATTCATAGACTATGCCGCCAAAATCGAAAAACAAAATTATGGAGATTTAGTTATGAAATCATTGAACATGCAGGTTAATGCAATCACGCTACCTATTCCCACTCAAAAAGTAGCTAATGATGGATGGTGTTTTTATAGAGCTGTGTTAACGGCGGCAAAACATAAAATGATGGATGTCCGCAAATTTGCCCAGGCCATAACATATTGTGTAACTCACATATTTACCAATTCAGAAGATGCAATGAAACAAAAATTGACTACCCTTGTAAATGGAATTCAAAGTCGCATAACTGTAGAACAACTTGTGAAATTGATTTCAATCCCAAATTTAACAGCAAAACAAAATCCATGCGTGTATCCTGAGCTTGATCAATGCATCGGACAAGCTGCAGCATATATTCTGCAAAAAAACATAATTGTATATCATCCAACCGGCGATGTGGTTGGAAAATACCGTGGAACTGATTTAACCGGCCCAACGGATCAAATATATTTGGTAAACACGAATGGAAATCATTTTGACATAATCACTGCTGCACCTTGAATTTCATTCATTTATTCACAAAAGGCGCCGATTCTCGCTGCATGATTGCCCGTTTTTCATCCAGCGTCAGGTGTCGGATTTGGTTCAGCGGGTCGTCCACATTCGGGTCATAATTCGGGTCGGTCAGGGAGCCCCGATTCGCAAAGAACACGTCCATAACCGACACGCATTTGCTCATGGGTTCCGCTCTCAATTCCTCATTGTCATCATGATTCATCCATTCTTCCACGCAGATGATGTCTTCCTCAAATGGTTCAACGCTTGGATCATGCTTGTTGATGGATTTGCGCGTGATCCACGAGCTGACGAACCAACGCGTGTACCGGAACGGCCGTCCCGAATTCGTGCGGTCCGATTTGCCGGTTTCGTCGCGGCGGGTGCGATGCACCCACATGGGGCTCCGGCGTTTTTCGGCGCGCTCCGATTGCAGCCGAAATCGCCAAATGGGGGCCAACGTTTTGTAAAGAGCCTGACGGAAGTACGGCACGCATGCACTACAGAACCGGTACCCTTCACTAAAATTTTCGGTGAATTCGCCGTGAATGTCGTCACTAGAATCGCCGCACAGGTAGCACTTGTTCGCCATGATGAAACACATGTACATGGGCGGCGGCAGAACGCCGGTACCGTACCACTCTATTTCGGAGTCGTCATACATGGTCGGATCAATTGTGCGGTGGGGCAGTTCATGATTGCCCAGCCGATGCTGCGTGATCAATTTGGACGGGTCGCACAAATGCAGCGGCGTGTCGGGATTCACATTTATTGCACCATTTTCGGCCGGCACATTCAACACCCGCACCATTGCATACGTTCCGTCATCGGGTAGTTTGCAGAGAGCATACGTGAGCCCAGCAGGCAACCCAGCAGGCAACCCAGCAGGCAACCCATTGTTTCCATTGTCCTCGGTCATGTTGGTTTATGTATGTCATGTTGTTTCGGGGAGGGGGTAACCGGGTTCAATTTTTTTACATAAATGTTACATTTAATGGCACTGCCATCGGGCTTCATGCCGTGACCTGGACCCAACCGTCGGGGAACAAGTCGCGCGTGTCGTGCTTCTTCAATGCAGGCCCGAACCACGTGCTCGGACGGCACACGACTTTGTCTGGGTTCTGGTTCAAATAAGCCCCCCACCAGCTGAACGTGCTGTTTGCAATGATGTTGTGGTCGCACAGGCTCATGAGCAGCAGCTGCTTCCAGTCGTCAAACATGTCGGGCACCTTGTGGAACCGGCACCGGGTCGCAAATGCAGGGTCGGTGCTCAATTGACGTATGTGGTCCACAATGACCGCATTGTCGCACGCTTGGTTGAAAATCAGCACGTTGATTTTTTCATGTGCATCATTGTGCTTTACCGGCGCGTGCTGGATCATGTGCTTCAAGGCGCGCCGATAGTAGTCCAGCGTCAAAATGGGATGCGCTTCTTGAATGGCCGCGTAATCCCCGATGCGAAAGTGCATGGCAACCGTTACGGTTGTATCGCGCGAAAACCACACGCTCTCTGCAAACATGGTGCGAATGTGTCGTTGTTGCTCCAGCAGCTGAAGCGCTTCGTAAATGTTGTCTCGCGCGTCAGCAAAATACTTGTCGCTTTGAAAGTAGCCCACCAGCTTCAGGGGCGTGGAATTCATCGCGGTTTGTCTCGGCAGCGGAGTGTATTTGAAACTCGGCTCTTGGTGCGTCGGCAGCTGCATGAACCGCATGAGATTGGCTTGAGTGGCAATGACCGTCATTGGTTTCAACGCGTGAAACAGGGAGTTCCAATACGTGCCTCGTTTCCCGCTGGCATCCCGCATGGTGTGAAGGAAGTAACACGTGTCGCCGTTGCGAATGGCCGCAGCCAGCGCGGTAAACACCTGGAACAGCTGGTTACCGAGGCCGCCGTTCATTGCAATCGTGATCATGGTATTGGTGTTGGTCTTGGTGTTGCACAATTATTGAATACTATTATATGCAATGCAATACAATGGCATATAATGATGCATTTAAATTAAAATGACGGCATTTGTCCTTAATCATTTTTGTTTTGTTCGGCGATAGATTGGATTGTATATACTGTCCACATTATTAAATTTACGGAGGTGTTTGTGCTTGTGATTGCGCGTAGGATGGCAGCGCGTCAATGTCCATGATGTGCGGTTTGCCCTTGATTTGTTTGCGCGGGATGGCGTAGTGCGCAAACATGGGTTTGCTGAGCTGCTCGTGCGGAACGGCGCCGTGCACGGTGCGCGCGATCATTTTATACAGTTTGAAGTCGGGGTACCGCTCGTCGCCGGTCTTCTTGTAAAGCACGTTGCGCCCCTTGTCGTCTTTCAGCCACTCCACGACCATACTGGCCACGCGGCTTTCTTTCAGCGTCTCGGCGTATTCCGCCTCGTCGCGGATGTCTTCCACGAAGTAGTCAAACAGCGAGCACGCCAGACGGCACAGATCAAAGCTGGGGTTGGGGTCAAGGCGCGGTTTTTTCGGGTTCATGTAGGGCTCGCAGTTGTACTGTGTTGCAGCGTCGCCGCTCAAGTCAAAGCTGTCGCTCACCATGGTCTGGCCCCGGTATTTGTAAATGGCGCGCCCAAAATCAATGATTTTCATGATGCGGCCGTGCGTGGGAACGCGGTAGTAGACCCCCTTGTGCAAATAATGCAGGAACTTCTTTTCGGTTTTCACAAACATCACGTTGTTCGTGTGCAAGTCATTGTGCGTGAAGGCAAACATGTGCTGGTACGCAACGAGCGTCATGATAATCTGCATCAGCGTGGCTGCCCACTCGGGTTCTGTCATCTCGTTTCGGCCATACATCAAGCTGTCCAACGTGTTGTCGCACTTTTCCATGACGATGGCTTGCACTGGGAAGTTGTAAATGTGCGCATTGTGCACTTCATCGTCACTGTTATTGCTATTCGTGCTATTCGTGCTATTCGTGCTATTCGTGCTATTCGTGCTTTTAGTGCTATTCGTGCTATTCGTGCTTTTAGTGCTTTCAATGCTTTCAATGCAACCGGGCCCCGAATCCGACGACGCCGACGAACGAGACGAGCAAGAATCGCTGTCCTCATCCTCATCCTCATCCTCATTCGCGTCCTCATTCGCGTCCTCATTCGCGTCCTCATCTTGGGTCGCAACATCCACGACCTCTTCCGTAAGATCCGCGAGAGGCGCATCAAGGTCCGTCGCCGGCGCACCATCTTCAAACACGTCGCCGTTTGAATGCAGGACGTCCAATTCCAATACGACGTCTTCGGCATCGTCGCTCAGCTTGATGCTCGGCTTGATTCGCAAAGATTCGGAACGAGAGGATCCAAACAAGTCGGTCGGAAAATCATCCATCCGGAACAGCACGTCCTTGTTCGCCATAAAGAATTTGCAAGTGCTAAAATACTCTAGCTCGTCAAACACGTTTACCGTGAATTCTTTCTGGATGGCCAAGAACGACCCGTAAAAATCCAGACCATGCACGAACCCGTGCGTGTGCAGCGTTTGACTGGACAAGTACGTGAAAAATGCATCCACGTAAGACGAGTTGTTCGGATCGTGCATTTTTTTTTGGTGCGTGGAATCCGAAGCGGGCTGCTGCGCGAACGAGGGCAGCGCCAGCAAATCCGGTGACGGCATGTCGTATTTACCGGACAAGTATTTAACGGGATCCAGCAAGGGCGAATACTTGATGAACGCGGGCATTTTCAAAACGGGCGCATCCTCGGAATTCGGTTGCAGTGCCACGTTGACCACATTTTTCCCAACCACGTCGGCGATGCTGGCAACGTGGTAACGGTGGTTCAACCCAATGGAGTTGTGGTTGGACTCCGACAGCAAAAAAAACCGGCGGTAAAATGGAACGTAGTTCTGCAAGTTGCAGAGCCCAATTTGGGGGGTTTCTAAAGTCGCAAACACCTGCGTTTTTTGCAATGCATGATTGCATTTGCAATATGTCAGTTCAAAGGGAGGCATGGAAATGCGAGTGCGACAGCGACGAGTATGATTGTTGCATACATTAATAATCGTGATTTTAAACTAATTTTTCATGCAAAACACATAAAAATTGAATTTGTCATCAGCTTCAACCGCAATTTACCAGAAAATACCGTCATACACATTCATGACAGCATTAATTGATACTAGGATTGGCGATTGCGGCGTGTGCGGAACCGGGCTGCAAGTCGGCTCCAACCACGCTTACACCGTGTGCCGACACTTGTTTTGCATTTCGTGCCTGCTGAAATGGCACAAAGCAAATCCAATGGCTACGTGTCCATTGTGCCGAACCCCGTTTTACAAGGACGCCGACAATGATGACGATGCGAATGACAATGCGGATGACGCCGACACGGAGGATGATGAAACCAACCAGATATTGGAAGAACTGGATTTCAATTTGAACGAAGAAATCATGCACGATCACATGATGAACGTAATAGACCGTTGCGCAGTGAATCACTGTCAGACCAATCCGAGTCACGCATACACGGGCCGCATCAATTTGCGCATCGTTCCAAACGAAGACGGCAGCAACTACATGTATGAGAGGGTTGACGTTGGAGCCACGAATCCGAATGCGCATTACATTGTGGAGGTGTTTGACACGGTGCGTGCGTTTCGTTACCGTTTTGGAAGAATTGAAGAAATCATAACGCATGATTTGTATCACGACGTGAAATGGTACGCTTTCCGAGAAAGGATTGACCACATTGACGAAGAGCGAGCACAAATTATCACAGAATGGTCCGATGAAATTCAGCACATTTCGTTGGACCATGTGAAAGTGCTTCGTCATTATTTGCCAACAATCCGAATGCAGACATAAACCCACAAATCAATGAATCTTAATTTGCGTTCATGACCGCCTGTGCAACAAACACTTCCAGCGCTCTTCCGCTGAGCCCTTGAGCGATTCCGCTGCTTCTTGCAGCTTGTGCAGCCGCAAATTGTGCACTGTTGAGCGCACGGTCCGGTCGTTGACCCGGCACTAAAGCTCCTGGTGGAAAAGTAGTAGGAGGCTGAATTTTTGGCGCAAATGATATGTTGTTGGACATCAAATTCAATGGTTATACAAATTCATGATAAAATATTATTGTGCAAATAAATGCATAAAGATATACGGCGTGTTACAACATGATTACATCGTATAAAATGCCGTCCTCTTTCAATTTCAACTTCAAACATAACAAAAAAGGTGTGCAAAAAATGCCTGTTGTTAAAATACACCAAAGGTTGAATGCGTACAAAATACACCATTGCGTGTTGCCTCCGACATCAAGCGTGTTTGACAGTCCTGACTGCATTTGGTATTATGGAACTGTGTATGTGAGAGAAAATGTAGCGGTTTCAAAAGTAATGGAGTTGCAACATGCATTGCAACGATGTCAACTACAAGAACCAGAGACGCAAAAACAAGACCAAGAACCAGAACCAGAACCAGCGACACAAAAACAAGATGACGACGATGACAATGAAAGCGTATCTAGTGGAAACAGCAGCAACAACCCACGCAACATTGGAAAACAGAACCAGCTTAAATATTTGAAGAACGGAATGCAGTTACGACAATGCATGATGTCGGACCAGCATGAATGGGACTATTGGTATGCAACATTTGACGCCGAAACCAATCGCGTCATTCGCACGCCGGATGGAGTTGCATTTGACACGCTGCGCCAATTCTCTCGTCTGCATTGCAACGAAGTTTTAGGCACAACCGCAACGCTGACCAATGTGTGGTCGGACCCGCATTTTCAGTATCAAAATGATGAAGGGCAGTGGCACCCGTTGTCCAAATTGAAACACTGAATCCAATGCATCCAATGCATCCAATGCATCCAAACAAAAATATAATAATAATGTAACACGCAATCACATTATTATCGCCATGAACCAGTTCTTCATCAAACAACACATCACGACGTTTTCCATCCTTGTGTTTTTAGCCGTATTTACAGCGGTGCAAGCCTTCAAGCCCCGGTTCATGTATAACGAGGACGGAAGTTTGCGCCAGTTCGGCATCGGGTTCCAGCGAAAGACGGTGGTACCTGCATGGCTCGTTGCAATTATCATTGCAATTCTCTCATATTTGCTCGTGCTGATGGTGTCCACACCCAACATACTCGGCATGTAAACCTTATCGCACGTTCCTTATCGCACGTTCCTTATCGCACGTCCCTTATTCAGTGGTTTTGTACACCGTTGTTTTCTTCGGGGGGCCGGTCACCGTCGTCGCCGCGAGTTGGTTATTGGATTGCTTGATGATCTGCTGATTCACAATGCACGGCGAGTTTTCCATGACAAACACGGCGGCCATGTCCGTCATCAGGTTTAGCGTGAGCAAGTAAAACACCAATTTCGCAACGCTTTCTTTGATTTGCACGAATTTTACGAATTCCGCTTTATTTTCAGCAGTATTCGCATTGGCTTGCAATTTATTGCCCTTGCCCAGTTCCTCAAATGTTTTTTCTGCTTGCAACCCCTCTGGGACTGACTCTCCGGTATTAGCGGTGAGCATGCTAAAAAACCCCCACGGATCGCTGCGAATGTATTTGATGTATTTATTGACTTTATCGCTGCCGTCGTCGTCCTTCTTGAGTATCTTGTCCATGAATCCCACCACGCCCAGCACCTTGATCAACAAGTAACCAAACGTGTTGCTGAACGGCCTCAACCACGCGTAATAGTTTTCTAATAGACCGAAAACGACGACAAACAAGCCCCACGTCAGCACCGCACCCCCGATTGCCACGCCAATGTTGGGACTTGCGCAATACTGGTTCACAATGACCAGCGTGAGCCCGATGTTGATCCCCAGCATGGCAGTCACGTAGAGAAATTTAATGGCCATGTTATCCGGGATGGAAACATGGAATATGATGTAAATGATGGAACACACGCCATAAATTGCCAAATTCAGAAGTCCATTCGGAGAGGCAGCTGGTGGGTTGTTGCTGTTGTTGCTGTTGTTGGCATCGGTTGAAGACATTATTGATTGAACCGACGTAGAATCAATCGTATAGTATAATCAATGTGTATAAATTAATTTGAATTTTTAATTGCACAATGTAATACTCATAACATAAACATAATCATAATCATACATAGAATGAACCATTATCCAGCACCCGCCCTGATTGAACCCGGCGTCAAATACTTTTTTGGCGGGGTGTTGAAAGAGTGCAACCGGTTGCGCGAGGAGTATAACAACACGGTGTTCAACCTGTGCATGCTTGGGTTTTTCATCCTTATTTTAGGCGCCCTCCTGTATTACAAGCGCGCGAGCAAACCCACCCCGGAACAGCAAGCGGGCATTCGCCGCAAGCAGCAGGAATACATTCTCTCTAAACTGCGAATGGTGAATGCTGCAAATCACGCTGCCTCGCGCGGCAATTTCATAACGGGTCTTCCTAAATGGGAAGTGCCCGAAGTGGAGCTGATCAAGCACCGCAAAATCTTTTTGTAACGTGTGAAGAGATTAGAGAGAGAGAGAGAGAGAGAGAGAGAGATATAGATGAAATGCCATTAAACCATTGAAATTAATGTGTGTGCAACATATAAAAAATGACCGCCGCAATAACCAACGTGAGCAAGGCCGACTACGTGGACGCGCTGAACGAGTACTACGCTTACAAGCACCAATACGACACGAAGTTTGACGAGGACAAGTCCGCGGTGAAAAACACGGATGGGCTCACAATGTCGCAAAAACGGGCCAAAATCATGCGCATTAAACGCAACCGCAAGTGCGTGGCGTGCGGCCAAAGCGGCGGAACCCATTTCACGAACGAGGACGGCGTGCTGCGCGCGGCGTGCGGCAACCGGTCGCAACCGTGCTCGCTGCGCATTGAAATCGTGAAGGGCAAGTTCATGAGTTTAGAGCAGCTGGCCGAGTCGTCACTGCGCACGGCCGACATATTAAAGGACCAAATCATCAAGACCAAACTGGATTTGTTGTTCAACTACAGCACGGAAGAAGAAGCGCTGCGCCAGTTTGAAAAAGACCGTGCGGCGTTAGACCAAGCGCTAGGACTGTACGGCGGGTTCCGGCAAAAGTACCTGGACGTGGTGCGGAATGCGGAGCGTCGCGAAGAGGCGGATGCGCTGACCGTCAAGTTTTATGCGGCGGTACAAGACCTTAAGGACGTGCTGCAAAAAAACCCCGGCGGCGAAAACGATGCGTCCTTTGTGCGGGATGCGGTGGCACTCTACGTTGGCACGATTGAACCGCTGAACCAGCAGCTCATGGAAACCAAGTACGTGTATTCGGCCGTGGAACGGGACCCCAGTTTAGGGAACGACACGTTCCGACTGGTGCAGAAGCCGTACACGTTGGAGCAGCTGGAGTTTGAGATTGACGTCCCCAGTATCACGGTGGAAGCGCGGAACCGACAACTGCGCGACCGGCTGGCGCGCAAGCGCAAGGACCAGCTGGCCGCGTACATTTGGAACTGGACCAAGGACCAAGAGAGAATTACGGGCAACGTGTATGAAGTGGCCAACCTGGATGACCCTGAAACGGGGAAAGACGAGCTCATTGAGTTCATCGTGGAGAACGGCGTGCCCACCACCAAATACGGACCCAAAACTAAAACCCAGAGACAATAAACGAGAGATAATAAAATTATAATGTAGTCAATATACAATCCCGGGGTTCCACGCATCCATGTTCAATTACATTTCATGGCCGGCGTTCATGATCAGCTTCGCAATCGGGGTGTTTTACATCTACATTTCTCTCCCCAAGCAGCGTGTAGTTACTGTTTATCCCACGCAGGACAACGCCGACCACTTCAATTTCAAGGACAAGGCCCACAACTGCTTCCGCTTTGAACAACAGATGAAGGCGTGCCCAGCCAATAACGATGACCTGAAAACCATTCCCATGCAAACTTGATGTATTGTGCGACAATCAAGGCACAAAATAAAATACGTAAGATAAAATATTTAGTGTTATTATAAAAATAAAACTAAAAATGTCTTTGAACCTCTCTTTTACTGATTCCATCCCTCCTAGTGCCAAGAACTACGTTTCCAACGGTTACACCATGAACAACTCGGGCTATTTGGCCAACCCTAGCCGATCCGCACAGGTTGCTGCCAACAACGCGGGTGCTCTTACTCACGCCGAAGCGTCCCGCATGGGTCTGCCTCTCGGTGGACGCAAATAAAATAGCCCCATATTGTGTTTAGTTTAATTATGCAGGGTTTCAAAAAAATAAAATATATTGTTAAAACAATTTAAACATTTAGTATTGCATTAATATGCAACTCCATGACTTCCTACATTCTTCCACAAGTCGGGTAGTCTTTGGAATAATAATGGGTCTGGGTCTTTCCAGTTTATTTAGGAAGACGTGCTACGGGCGCAATTGCATGGTGTTCAAGGCGCCCGACATGGCAGAAACCAAAAAGTTCACGTTCAAATACGACGGCAAGTGTTTTGACTATAAGATTGGTAGCACGAAATGCGATGATTCGCGTATAGATGTAGTGCTTTAAACCCGGGATTAGAGATGAATTTATGGGGGGGGGTCATCCAGAAACCGACATCTTACTATATCCATTTCGCTACATGTGTTTCAAGCAGTTCGCAGCGAACGTGCAACATGGCTCAGTTGGTTTACGACCATCCGAGCAGGTTGACATGCGCCTGTTCCATTCCCACGTTTCCGTGATGTCAAGCTGGACGTTAAACGCAGCAACTTGTAACCGTCGTGGCGCAGTGGGAGCGCGCAGGGCTCATAACCCTGAGGACGTATGATCGAAACATACCGACGGTATCTATCCAATTCATGCGCTTTAAAGAAGCGCATAAACTCCACTACATGAGAAGAGTTTCGGGGCGAAACGCATCCAAAGGCACTGCCAGAGCATTTAACCGGGGTGGCGCAGTGGAAGCGCGCAGGACTCATAATCCTGAGGTCATAGGTTCAAACCCTATCTCCGGTATTTGTCAAGCTGGACGTTAAACGCAGCATCTTTAACCGGAGTGGCGCAGAGGTAGCGCGCGGGGCTCATAACTCCGAGGTCATACGATCGAAACGTATCTCCGGTATCTTTCAATTCGTGTGCTTTAAAGAAGCGCATCGTCATAGCTAAGTGACGTAAAACACAGCATTCATAATTCCGGTGTAGCTCAGAGGCAGAGCGTCTACAACATCGTCGGTCGCATCCTTCGTCCTTGCATAAAGGTCCGCAAGACTGATGGTTATCGCCTTATAAGCGGAAGGTCACAGGATCGAAACCTGTCGCCGGAAATGTTCCCGATGTTCCTGTCATGTGTTGCCGATGTATTAAATGAAAACCATAGGTACGTATTCATATGTAACATGTGATTGTTCCAAATTCTAGGTTCCAATTTCTAACACTTCCTTGCAGGTACATGTCTTCTTTTTGGTTCGTTTTATTATTCACACATCATTGATAATAAAGCTGTGCAATAGGGTTTAGGAATAAATGGATTGCGTTATACCCATGAAACATGAATCTGTGCAATACATAAAGCACATAAAGCACATAAGACATTTAATATGAGCGACACCACCAGCATTGACGACTTGCCCACCGCATCCGGACAAAATGCCAATACCCAGAATCAAAACATTGTCATCCAGAAGGCGGAACCGGGTGCCATGTCGTATTCTCCCAACGTGCCAGATTTAGCGCCATTACAGCAGCAACAACAATACAATCAAGGTCCACCCCTGAACCCCAACCAACAGCCCAACCAAAAGCTCATGAACGAACTGGTGAGCGGGGTGCAGCGTGCCAGCATGACGGGCATGACCGCACTGCCGTCCCGCGACATCCCGCGCGATACAAGCATCATGATGCAGGATGCGCAGGTGCAGCCCACGTACGTCCCGCAGCCGCAGCGCCACGTGGACTACATTCAGGACCACGAAACCAGTTCCACGCTGGAGCGCGTCATGCACCAAAACACGCGCGGGGCCAATCGCGCCGACACGTTGGAGACGTTTTACGAGGAGATTCAGTCGCCGCTCATGCTGGCCATCCTGTATTTTGCGTTTCAATTGCCGGCAGTGAAGAG